CTCTAACACTCGAACGTCCAAGACGCCTTCGAGAGCCGCTAAATTAGCCTCAATGGCCTCTACATAGCCTGTCGCATTAACCGCATAGGATTCAATCATGCGGTTCCTTAATTCCGCATCCGTTTCTTCATCTCTGCCAATAACGCCAGCAGTCGGATTAGTAATTGAATCCCAGCCGGCAATCGTCGTGACAATACGATTAACCGATCCGGCTGCAACCTCAAGAGGCCCGTGATTAATCGCCGTGAACGTAGTAGTCACCGAGCCTGTATCGTCAATCTGAGCTCCGTTGGCAGCTGAATGGCGGTATTGATTTCCGAGAGAATCCTGAGCGATAGCGCCGTACGGGATCAACGTTCCTTTTAACCCTGTTAGAACGCAATTCACAACCGTAGGCTCCGAGATTTTTCTGTCCAGACCATAAAGCGCTGCCAATGCGTCTAAATATTTACCAGTTGCAGTCTCGGGGTTAACCATATTGGCCAAGAATACGATTTCAGAATTTTTAGCCTCAATTTCTGCAACGATTAAATCTAAAACTTGGCCCATCGGTGAGCTGGGCTCAATGTTGAGCAACGGGTCGGTTGGGGATGTTTGAAAGGCCTGTTGAATTTTTTCACCTAAATCCTCTCGGATTTCCTGAGTGCTAGGCAATTCAACACCTACCAGCGGATTAAAAATAATCTGAGCCATGATGATTAAAAAATAAATGAGGTTGTTTCGTCTGAATCAGTGGTAATAGTGATTTCACCGTGCAGGGTGCGTGATTCTTCGTCTACATCAGTGACCGTTACTGAATCAACGGATTTCACGCCTGCAACCCGATTGCCTGCCTCATGAATAATTTGAGCTAAAACTGACGGATCGAGTTTTTTAGCAAGCTGCACCTCTTTCCACGCGATTCCGTTTTCCTGCTGGTAATAGGCGTCATTGGTCCATAGTCTGATTTCATTAGCGAGATTCTGCGCTATCGCTAACGCCCCAGAGGTGAGCAAAACATTCCCCTCTGGCGAGAGCTGTAAATCCCAGTCAGGACTTAATAAAGCTGTTTTTGCGGTATGCGGCATTTTCGCTGGTCCTAAAGATCATTTATTACTTTTGTCGCTATTGCTGAAATCGTTTCAACGGTAAGCGGAACCCCGAGCGACGCCGCGCCCGATTTAACTTTTTCCCATACGGTCCTATTTTTCAGTTTTTCAAGTAACTCATGGCCTCTAAGCGTAAGACGAGGTGAACAAAGACCATAAGAGTAATCGAAGTTTGTTCCTGTTTTAATCTGCAAACCTTCGACAAATTCGCCGTCTAAACACAATAGAAGATGACCAAATATTAACTTTTCTTGAGCTTTTGCCTCTGATTTCAGGTTTTCTCTTGTGTCGAAGTTTTCGAGCTGAACGGAATCGGGCAAAGCTCCCACGGTACTCAGGTAATCTGAGATACTTTCATCTTCGAATTTCTCCAATAAGCCTCTGATTATCTTCCAGTCCATTCTCATTTTTAGTCCTTATTGTTGAGGTTGACCGCTGGTAGTGTCGCCAGCTTGAACGCTGGTATGAACGTGCGTTGTAAGGCTGACGCCCTTGGCTTTAACGTCCCCGCTAAATGTTGCATTAGCGCCACCTGAACCGCCACCGCTAATCGCGCCGTTGAGATTGATTTGCGGCGAATTGAGAGAGATAGAAGTCGAACCCTTTAGCTCGATCGTTTTACTGTTAATCGTGCAGGAATCGGTTTTAATCACGACGCTCGCAGGCGCCTCAACTGTGATCTCCCCGCTGTCCTCGATATGAATAAAAGTAGACGGCGCCGGCCCCCAAAAACCACCGATATAGAACGAATCAGAGCGGTCAAACTCTCTAAATGTCGCAGGAACTTTAGGCGTGTTGTC